TTTGTGTAATTATTTTGGGCTGATTAAGCCACCAAAACCAGGGTGATGTGTCTGTTGATAATTCTTCTTTGATGGAAATGTGAAGATGCTTAGTGTGCTGGTTGCTACCCGTGTATTTGCGGTTGCCTTCTTTGGCTCTTGCCTTTGACCAAATCTTGCCGTTGAAAATCAAGTAGTCAACGCGCTTGTCCTCTTTTAGCTTTTCAAAGATTTCAGCGCAATCAATGCCGCCTTTAGGGTCGTGGGTTAAGTCCACGGCTAGGCCAGTATTGTGATCTGACTTTGGATTTTGCATCTGATGGGCAGCAGATGGCAATAAGCCATCAGATGCTTTCTTGCGCAATGGCTTCAGGGCGGTGGCTTGGCGTAGCACTGCCACTGCCGCTGGGCTTGCCTTCTTTGCTAACTTCACTTTGACTTCACTAACTCTAGGACTAACTCCATTTGGGCTTCAAGGCGGTTAATTGAATCGCGCATTGAACTGCCACCGTTGGGCTTGAGTTCGGCCAAGTAGTGCTTTACAAGCCATCGAACCGAGCCTGCAAATGCAGATACGATTGCGATAATTGAAACAATAAGGCCTGCCCAGTTTGCTGGTGTCATTTGCGCGGTTCTCCCGTTATGAATTAAGTGATGTGATTTGTGCCTTTAGAACTGCATTTTCCTGGGCGAGTACGCCAATGGTTTCGCGCAAGTTCTTCAATACTTCTTGAATATCTACTTCTTTTTCCATTATTCCCCCTTGAGTTGGTCTATTTCAGCTTTAAGTTCTTTAATAGCAAGCGTTAAAAATACAGTCAAACGATCATAAGAAAGTGAGAATGGGTCACCTAGCGGGTCAAGAACAACTGCCTTTTCTAAACCACCGCCAATGTCATAAATATCTTCAGCAAGGAAACCAATTTGTGTTTCATTAGGTTCGCCTTCAACTGTAAAATCTTCACTTGTTTTGTAGGTAATTGGCTTCATTGCTAAGACTTTATCTAACCAACCAGTTGTGTTGATGTATTGGATTTGCTCTTTGAAGCGTTCAGATGATGTGGTGTAAGCAACACGGGAACCTGTTGTGACAACAACCATTGTGCTACCTGAGCCTGTTGCAATTCCTGAATAATTCATCTGCCCAACAAAACTTGAAGTTATTGCAGAGATTTTGCCATTAAAAACTGAATCGCCAGCAACAATTAAACGCTCACCTGTTGGAAAGCCACCACCAACATTAACGAACCCGTAGAAAAGTGTTTGCGAGTTGCCACCACTAATGTTTCCTGTTGCTTCTATTACTAAGTTTGTGCCTGAATAAATTGAACTTGATGAAAGCGTAAAACCGCCAATAGTTCCTGAAACTGCAGCCAAAGAAACTGTTGCGCTCAATGTTCCAGTAGTGATATTGCCAGCAGCAATAGTGCCTGCATATACATATGATGATGAAATTTGAGTTGCAGTAATTGTACCAGCCGTAATCTTGCTGGCATCTAAAGAACCAGCAGCAATTCGAGCTGCAGCCAAAGTGCCAGTTGATATATTTCCAGCATTGATATTTGAAACAGTAATAACTGAAGCATCAATTGTGCCAGCGGTAATCTTGTTGGCTGAAATGCTGGCAAGGGCATTATTGCCAAGAGTATTTGCAACCCAAGTTGAACCATCCCAACGAGAAATTGAATTGTCGTTTGATGTGTTAAACCAAAGATCGCCAACTGAGAATGTTCCTGTTGGTGTGGTTCCCTGTCGGTAAATCTTGTTTTTGCCATCTGCCGTAGTCTGCGCTGCGGTAGCGGCTGACTGGGCGGCGGCAATTGAAGTATCTTGGACCGAAGTCCACGCTGAACCAGTGTAGTAATACAACTTGTAGCCATCATCAGTATCAAACCAAAGATCGCCTTCGGTCATACCTGAAGTTGGTGCAGTTGCTTGGTAATAAGCCTTTGTTTTGCCATCTACTAGAACAACAACATTTGCCACATCTTCAGTTGTTGCAGGAACTACTGGAACCACATCAGTAACTGTAAAATCTGAAGTAAGGGTTACAGTAATGGGGGTGTTAGTGATTTGTGGACATAATGGCATCTGCTACCCCCTAGATTGTAATTGAGTATGGGTTGATGGCTGAAGTTGTGTAAGACACAAGCCAATTGTTTTGGGTAATGGTGTGAGCCATACCCTCAACTACAAGGTTCCATTGAATAGTGCGGCCATCGTAGGTTGTGCGTACAACGCTCACCTGATCGGCCAATTCTGTTGCTAGAAAGTCAGGGTAAAGCAATCCATAAGTGCTAACTGCCAAAGCGTTAAAATCAATGCGCTCAACATAGGTATCAGGCGTTGCCAATTTGCGTGATTCATACAAAGCTAAATTCTGAGCATTTGAATCGGTGGCAACAGGTGCATCAAAAACACTTTTAGCAATGCCATAAGCATTTGCACTTGGTTCATATAAAGATGTGTATTGCTTGGCTTCACCACGGTTAACAATTGCCTGATTTACCACATAGTAAGTACCAGGATTTGTGAGCAATTGCATATAGCCAACAGTGTTGCTTGCCTGATTGTCAGTAAAAAGCAACTGAGTTGGGCGGTTGAATTTGTCAGCCAACGGTACCAATGTTGCAACACCTGAGCGTGAAATATAAAAACGGCCAGCAATCGCATCAACTGCTTGGTAGATTAGCGCCATACAAGAGCGATTCTGAACTGTTGCCAACATTCCAACTGTTCCAGTAAGGCTGGTTGAACCAGTCCATCCTGCATAAGTCAACATACGGCCAACGCGTGTGGCTGCGGTTTCGGCAAATTGTGCAGTTGCCAGTGCTGGTGCTTGGGCATCGGCAATATATGCAATGCCATCAACAAAAGTCATTGTTGAACTAGGCGCCTCACCCTGGTTAACTTTGGTTTCTTCAAGAAAGCCGTAGTAAAGGTAATAAGGTGTTCCACCAATTGTTGCCACAATGCGCATTTGCAAACCATCGCGCAAGATATTTGTGCCTGAAACTACCCACGGATTTGAAACACTGGTGTTATCAGGGTCGTAATAACCGCTGGTATTGTTGAAAACAACAACTGAAATACCTGCCTGATCGCGTTCACTTTGGCGTGTTCGACCACGGCGAATATCAATTTGAACAACATCTGTTGTTGTTACTGAAGTCCAAGTTCCGCTTTTAAGAAATTGAACTGCAACTGCAGGTGTAGTTACTCCATCAAATGCGCTCATAAAATATCAAACGCTCCAACAGTTCCAAAGCTACGGCGAGTTGTTCGCTCAATACCATTTACAATGCTTGTCACTAGATTTTCTTGAGTGATAACTGAACCAGCATTGTTAACAACTACAGTTGTGCCACCCTTGTTGCCATAAGAAAGTGAACCTGAACCGCCAATTGCAATAGTAGATGAACCTGAAAGTCTTGCTTGGCGTGCAAGGTTTTGGCGTACCGCTTCAGCGTTGATTTTATCTTGCATTGTTTTAGCAGTTTTAAGTGATTTGTTTCCAGCGTTAAGTGACTCAATAAATTTTTGCAAGGCTGCAGTAGTGCTATCAACAGTTGTTGTAATTACTGGTGGCTTAGCGCCGAAGTTATTTGGGAATCCTAGCGCTGGTGCAGTGCCTCTTGCTGCTCCGCTGGAACCTATCTTTGGAAATGGGTTGCCTGTTGATGGCACTGTTTTACCACCTGAGCCACCTGAAGTTGAACTAGGTGCCATTACGCCAATACCTACTGCTGCAACGATTCCTGCAACCGCTGCTGCACCTGCTGCGGCGCTTACGCCGCCTGTTGCAAATGCTGATGCAATTGCTGCCCCTGCTGCGGTGGCGCGAAGCGTTGCCATTGCAGCGGTGACTTGTCCAAGCATAATAATAAAAGCCGAAGCACGACCAACGGCAAACATTCCAACAATGATCGCTGCCATTGTCTTTACAAGCCCCATATTGTTTGAAACCCAATCGCCAAATGAAATGGAAATTGCAAGCAACTTAACTGCAGCATCTGCAGCAATTTGGAAACTAGCCGCTAACTTGTCTTTGTTAAGCGCAACAAATGCTTCAATTTGTGGCAAAACTTTTGTTGAGATTGTGGTTGCAAACTTTTCAATAACTGGTAAAAGCGCATAACCAAGAGTTTCAAGGATTTCACCAAAGGCAATCTTTAACCCAGCAAGGCGATATTCAAGAGTTTGTGAACGCTTAGATGCAGCACCTGATGTTTGTTTATTGACTTCTTCAAGAGCCTTAGCAAAATCTTTAGATTTAACAGTTGCATTGCTCAAGCCTGGTACAAGTGTTTTTAATGCCTTAAATTGACCACTTGTTGCCTTAATAATTGCGCCAACTGCAGTTCCTAGATCGGCACCTGATGATGCACTTACATCTAATGCAGTCTGCATTAACCCTTGTGCTGCCGTAATTGAACCCGTGGCTGCGGTTAGTCGAGCCATCGCAGGGCGCAAATCATCATCTACAACAGAAAATTGTTTTTGTAGCGAAGTTATATAATTTTCAACACCGCTAATTGCTTCATTGCTGGCACCTGCAGTATTACGCAAGGCATTAGCAAGAAGAACCTGAGATTTCTGATCTGCAATTGCAGCTTGAACTGCATCTTTGCCAATCTTAAATGCAAGCGCGGCTGATGCTGCTGCAGCAATTCCAAAAGCGCGTGATGATTTCTTGGCAAATCCATCAATGTTTTTGCCAAGTTTTGAAATGTCTTTTTGAGCAGCCTTTGAACCTTTATCAGAATACTGGGTGAGGATGCGGGCTACAACTGCGCCAACTGCCATTTGTTATGCTCGCTCTCTGTTCAAATGTTTTTGCAAATCTGTCTTTGCTTGCTCCAAAGCACGATTTACATTTGCTTCAATTTTGTTTCTATCTTTATCTACAACACGCCATACTACACGCGAAGCCTTACCGAATCTGTTGCCAATTGTGCGCAAGAATTGCCCACTTGAGGATTGGGCAGTCATTCGTTTTGTTCCTGATGCAACACGACCAGCAACTTCAAAGATTGAACCTGCTGCTGATTTATTGAGCAAAGCACCAGCACTTGTTGTGTAATCGCCACGAACTTTACCCTGGGCTTTAGTCTTAGTGATTTTTGATTTGATCTCTCCAGCGTTCCACCCAGGCCAGCCTGCACCGCCGCGAGTTTTACCCTTGATTGGGTCGGTTTTACGCCAACCACTCATCGGTGGGTCCTCGCTGATTAAATTTCTTGCATCACGCTCTGCGCCTTTAAGTTCGGTATTGATAACTTTATTGAAGCGTTTAACCGCATCTTTATCAAACTCTTTTAGCGCATCCAAAGTTTCTTTGATACCTGTAAGAACAATTACTTCATCAGCCATTGGCTTTAGCTCGTTCCTTCATATAAATCGTGATTGCTTCAAGTATTCCTTCAGGTGCATCTAATAAATCACTTGTAGGAATACCTGTTTCAACCGCAATAGCCGCAATCGTATAAGTTAGGCTGTTGCGGTGGATTCGAAAGAACTATCACTGTCCAATTCGGCTGAAATGATAGTGTCTAAAAATTCGGGTCCAAAAAGTTTTACTACAACTCCATTAACCTGCATTGCTTTCCAAGCAAGCCAATAGATGTATTCAACTTTTTGTTGTTCCCCCAACAATTTAGGCATACCAGCGCCAAAGTTTTGTTCAAATGCAACAATGATGCGAGGTGTCAATTTATATGACACCTCAACACCATCAGTTGTTTTTACCTTGATTGCTAATCCGTCCATCTTTTCCCCCTTAGTAGATTATGAAATTGCTTTTGTGATAACGCCTGAGATTGGCCAAGTTGCACTTACGCTAACCAACTCACCAACTGCACCTGATAGTGGCTGCCACTCTGAGATCAATGCGTTAAATGTGTATTTTGGATTGCTTGCGCTAACAGTTGTATTTACTGGGCGGATTTCCATTGCTACAGTTGTTCCAACAGTTGTTGTTGCAAGAGATGTGCCGTTGATAAGTTCTTCAAGGGCATTGTCTGCAAAATCCTGATTAAATTCCAAAGTAATCTGATTATCAAATAACCCACCAACGCGTGTGCGAGCTGACGAACCTAGACCCGTGGTTTCAATAACATCTACGCTTGTTGAAAGGCTAACTGATGTTACATATTGCGAAATGTCGTTGCTTGCAAATACGACATAAGCATTTGTAAGAACTAAACGCGCCATTTATGCAACCGCCTTTGTAATGTTGCCTGAGATTGGCCAAGTTGCAGAAATTGTGGCTAACTCGCCCACTGCACCTGATAGTGGCTGCCATTCTGCTACAACGGCTGAAAATGTATAACTAGGATTGCTTGCAGATACTGCCGCTGATGTTGGCTTTACAACGCAAGTTGTAACTGTTCCAACAAGTGATGAACCAACTGCGTTGATTGTCACTTCAGGTGCTGATGTTGCAAAATCCTGGTTAAATTCAAGAGTAACTGAGTTATCAGCAAGCCCACCAACACGGGTACGCGCTCCACCTGAACCCATACCTGTTGTTTCAACAACATCATCTGATGTTGAAAGTGCCACGCTCGTAATAAACTCACTGAGATTGATGCCGTTGATTACAACTGAAGCATCTGTTAGGACAATA